AGCCTGAGAACCTAGAACATGGAATTTGGGGTGGTACTATGTCGGGAGAACGAATACTCCTAGCAGGTATCGCAACAAATAAGGAAGATAGAAAGAAACGGATAGCCTTTGCTCATAGAGTGAGGGTTGACCAATGAAGCAGATATACTTTCTAATACTTATCTTTATCATGCTAGTATTGTTTGCCCCATCTACAGGACAACCACAATCAAACGAAACGATTGTCGCTCGTAGTTGGGTGAAAGCAGACAGTAAAGCATACGCGAGAGACAAGTTAGGTGCTTGGAAAGATACTCAATGGTCATGCCTTAGTAAGTTGTGGGGTAGGGAGTCGGCTTGGGAAGCGACCGCTTACAATCCTGTCAAAGTTATGGGGAAGAACGCTGGCGGGATACCACAATTACTAGGGCTTGACCCTGCTTTACCTGCTACAATTCAGATAGAGCGAGGTTTAGATTATATTTATTACAGATACTTGACACCTTGTCAAGCATGGTCACACTTCAAGAGGAAGGGTTGGTACTAATGAACGGCAGAGATACTGAGAGAGATGTGATAGCGCGTTGCGCTAGTTGTAACAAGCCTATTACAGGCAAGGCTAAGTCGGTTGGTCATAACAAAAGATTCAACTCTATTACTACCTACCTATACTTCCATGATACGGCAAGGGATTGCGCTGATGCTGAGGATACGCATATGATTATGACTAAGAACCATGATGTGCGAGGTACTAAACTTGCCTAAAGATATCAACGAACTCAAGCCAGACTATACTAGGTCAATGGACATACGCGGTACACCTACTAAATCATGCCCCTGTGGCTGTGACATATGGAACTTGAAAGTTATCTTCGATGACGATGGTGAGATTGGCATGTATTTCATGGACATGGAGTGTGCTGAGTGTGGTACACTAGCGACAGCACCAACACCTATCGATACGGAGGAAGAATATTATGACTGAGTTCTTACATGAAGTGGTAGCTAAGCGCGAATATGGCGACCCTTGGAGATTCGCTACCCATAGTCAAGCAACCGAACGCTTAGTCCAATGGTTAGTAGAACAACAAAGAGAGGAAGATAATGCCAACGTATGAGTACGAGTGCCCAGGTGAGGGCAAAGTAATCGAGTTGTCCTTACCCTTTGACCATGAGCGACCCGCATGTGTAACTTGCGGTGCGCCTATGGAACGGGTGTATACAGTACCAGCAGTAAAGTTTAATGGTTCAGGTTTCTATTCAACGGGAGGGTAATATGTGGTTTGAGTTCTATAGATGTATGCTGTGTAGCACAGAAGAAACTATCGAGCGTGAACATGATTGGGATTTCGAAACAAGTAGTGTCGAGTGTCCTAATTGTGAGTGGTATATGGACAGAACAGGTGATAACTGGAGTGAACTTGAAGATGAGTTGTTCGCTGATTACCCTGAGGATTTATGGGTTGACCCGATGGAAGAGGAGATAATCTATGAGTAGAGCTTTACAGATAACACAGTATATCTTTACCATTATTGCTTTGATATACTGTGCCATCGCCTCTACGATTGCTCTTGTGTATCTTCTTGGTCACTAACCTTATCAACGTACGGCTTGAAGCCACCAAGTTTGTACACCATGCGTTTGATGGCACGCTTATGACGCATACGAACAGCATCATCTGTGCCTAAATCAAGTGCGTTAGCTATCTCCTTGAAATCAAGGGACTCTGCGTGGCGGAGGAATAGTAACCTTCTATCCTCTTTGTTAATCTTCCAATACGCAGAGTCTATTTCAAGCATTAACACCTGTAGATTCCCACCTTCTGATGGTGCGCTTGGTCTACCAGTCCTACCCAAGTCTAACTTATGGGTAGCAGCAAACTCTCCACGCAGTACAGCAGGTAGTAAAGCCTCAATTACTTCAGGCTCATAGTAATACAAGTCAGATGTGTCATAGCCTAATGACTTGGCTTTCCATCGCTGACAATAATCCAATGCCTCGTTACGTAACGAACGATACAATAAATTCTTAGTGTCCTTATGCCCGATGGCTTCCCACTCATCTAGTTTATTAGGGTGATGTGCGAACCACTCGTATAGTGTTTGCTTTATATCATGTAGTTCAACTATACTAAACTTTTTGTGGTACTCACTAGCAACTTTAGTAATTAAATAATCCCAAGGTTCAATTCTTGACCAGTCCACTTGTCGCCTTCTTATATAGTCGCGTCGCTGACATCAAATCATCTACTGTAATTAGAAATCCTTTAGAAATATTTGGTGGAATATTACAGGTGATATCTCTACCGAACTCACTAACGCACCAGCGCAACGCGTCGGTTGGTACGATGAGTGTTGACTCTTCAAGTACGAACGCCCAGTACGCAGCCTCAGTTACGCCTAGCCCTGATGGGCCCCAGCCTTCAATCTTCTTGAAGTAGCATTCAGTTTCAATGTAAAGGTTGTTAGTCTTAGCCCACTTGCGGTCACGCTTTACTTCAACAGTACGCCCACCAGTAAGCAACTCATCTACTAACTGCTCACCTTTACGCCCGAAGCCGAAGTCTAAGTCGAAGCTTGATTTGTTAGTCATTGCCCCAATGCTTTCTTAGTACTAACAACCCAATGATTGCGTAGTTAGCCATGTCCTTGAAGGAATCCTCAAGGCTTTCGTACTGTGGTGTGTCACCTGTATCAACTAAGTTATTGATACGTGCTAACTTGTCGTGTATGCGCACACGCAATCCATTAAGCGCACCACCAGGTGCGTCTGCTATATTCTTTGGGCCATAGTCCTTGTGCTTCTTGAGAAGCAAGGACATCAACTCATCATATACAATTCTTACTTCGTCTTCGAAGTCAAGAGAGGCACGCTTATTTGAATTATCAGATGCTCGTTCTCCTTGTGGAAACTGGTCACCTTTAATCCTTGACCCACTAAATGATTTATAATTTGCCATATCTCTTCACGCTCCATTTTCCAATAAGTTTTTGAGTTCATCGTCCAAGTCCACCATACTAGAATCAACAATCATATCTTCAACAACATCTTTCATGACACTAGGTTGTGTCTCTGCTGTAAATAAAGTTAAGAACGTTGACTGTGTTATCTTTCGTATCTGTTCAGGTTCATCTGCGTACCGATACATACAGCGTAACAACGACCCAATCATCAAACGATATCCATTGGGTAAAATTAATGCTGGGTCAAAGTCTTCATCGTCCTCAAGTATGTGGTCGATTGCATCAAAGGCATTATCAAAGTGTTCACCACACTCAGGGCACTTCTCGGTATCATCTGACATCTGTTATTCCTGCTTTCTCTCTAATGAAACCCGCCCCGAATTTTACATAGCAACTATTAACATCTTCTCCGTCTGGCATGGAGATAATAGTAACTGGCAATTCTTTAGCAAGACCATTGGCAAATTCTTTTCCTGGTTGGTCGCCATCTGCAAAGATAAAAACTCGTTCAAAGTCTGCAAGTAATCGTGTGTAATGTTTCTTCCATGAGTTCGCGCCTGGGACTCCAACACAGGGAATTCCAACGCACTTAGAAAGAGTAAGCGTATCCAGCTCTCCTTCACAGACTCCAATCCAATCGCCAGCACGTTCAATGTCCAGTACATTATACATGCGAGTATCAGACCCGACCATGCCCATATACTTCGGTTCAACAGCAGGGTTAAGTGAGCGAAAACGTAGGTCTACGACGCCAGTCTTAGCAATATACGGAATAGCAAGCCGTCCCGCGTAAGCTTCATGCCCTGCTTCGGGTTCACTAACGACGCCTAATCTTGCTAGTCGCGCTACTTCCATTGTAATTCCCCGACTTCTGAGGTAATCTTCTGCCTGATAAATGCTTTCCGCGTACTTCCGCGTAGCTAACCCCAATAATTCCTTCTGCGAATCTCTTTGCACCACGTATATCCACCCCTTCCTGCTTTGATATTAGTTGTAAACTGTTACCACTTATGCCACAAGCAAAGCAATAGAATACATTGTCATCTAAGTTTGCCGTGCCTGACTGATGTGTGTCCCCATGAAAGGGACACTTAAGATTTACCTGCCCGTGGTCACGTCGTATCTCTGCACCGTAGTGTTCAAGCACTGACTTGACCGAAGGCATATCACTTTCCAAAGACATCACCCAATCTAAATACTAAGTACGAATCTTCCATCGATTTGCCTCTAGCTTTGATGATGACTGCTGGCAACACTGCTTCCCTGTCGATGCCTCTTGCTTCCGCATAATGAGTTGCTTCAATCTGAGCCTCTTTCGTCCAACCAGAGAGGTCAATGCGACCTGATTGACCTGGAGCTTTGGCTTCGATGACCCCAACTGAGCCAAGGAAGTCAGCTCTGATTGCAACATCGCCTTCATCTCGCTTGCCTGTTCTTGCAAGTCTCTCAGCGTCATATCCATTTCGTCTAAAATAATCTCGTAGTTGTGTTTCATATGTTGCTCCCCTAGCCTTGTGTGATTTTCGTGTTGTCATTCTTTGCCTTCAATTCATTAGTAGCAGCTTGGTATCCATCTTGATAACCTTCAACATATGCTTCTTGTTTCATAATCTTAATTGTCTTTTCCATATCCTCACACATTCTCTGGTATGTCATCTATGAACATGTACTCAGGGTTGAATGCTACCCAAGTCATTAAGCCACCACCTGCATCAGCTTTACCGTATCGGTTCTTCACAGGAGCGACGCCCATACTTGTACCAACAACACCAAGAGTACAAATGAGGGCAGGAAGTTGAGCAACTTTACCCTGAATCGCACTTCGCGGTTGGCATGGGCTACCCATGACAGCCTCACTTGTATGATGAAGAACAACAACAGCAGCATTGGTAGCACGAGCAAGGTATTTCAACTCCTTCATGATGGCTCGCATTGATGCGAACTCTTCACCACCATCGGTGGCTACATCCATTAGATTATCTACTACGATTAGGGTTGGCGGGCAACCCCATAATTCTTCAAAAGCTTCTACTTCTTCATCAATATCTTGTAGTGTAGGTGCTGATTCAAATGACCAAACAATATGTGAACCCTTAGCTAGTGTAGCCTTAGTCCAACCGATATCAGTTGATAGCATTCCTTCTACATCTGACTGCGACTTACCTGAAATCATTGATGCTAATCGCATAGCCATAGTATGTGCGTTAGTATCTGCCGATATGTATAGCGTTGGTACTTTCATCTTTAGTGCTAGTGCTAATGCTAGTGTGGATTTTCCCACCCCTGGCGCTGCTGCAAACATCGAAACTTCAGAGCGTCTAATGATAATCTTGTTGTTCTCGAACGCCTTAAAGCAAGAAGGCAACGGCTCTCCACCAATACTGGCACGACCAATAGAGCGGACAAGTGTACGCATTTGTTACTCCCCCTTCTAGAAAAAGACCATAGCCACCCTAATGGTGTGACTTGATGGCTATGGTCTGTCATCTACTTAATTAAAATGGTGCTGTTGCCATTGCTTTACGAACAGCTACATCAAAGTGCTTAAGTGTCTTACCACCACCACGGTCTTCAATGGATACAAACTTAACAGCAAGATAGTCACCCTGTTCAGGTCGCTTCTCTGCTAGTCCCATCTTCAATCGAACTTGACCAGCGGTCAACGTTCGTTCACCTTCACTAGTGTGAAGTATAATCTTTGGTGCTACAGTTCCATCGTCCCATGTCTGTAGTCCCACGCTTAGTACTGTTCCTTCTACTGAATCACCAATGTTTTTAAAGTTAACATAGGTGCTACTTGTTCCTTCACTCTTGAACTCAGGATTGTCCCAGATGCT